TTAGCAGTTTTTTTTGTCGATATGAAAATATTCTTTGGGTACGTCATTCGGCTTTCCTTGCTTCCAATGACTTTTTGCAGAACCATACTTAGTCGGTTCAGGATTAGGACTAATCGCAACAAATCGACGCCCAACTGAATCCATAAATATGATTATCCGACGATATTCTTCAGTTGGTGTAATCAACGTACAGTTTTCATGCTTAATGCCATAAACATCTGTAAAGTCCATATTTCACATTGCTTTCCCGTATGTTTCAGTGCCATAAAATAAAAAAATGCCTTATTACAAAGCAGTTTCATCAGTATCAAAATAAATTATTGTGGAACAACATTCGTTGCTTGAGGGCCACGATCCCCTTGTTCAACTTCATAGCTTACCTTTTGACCTTCATCAAGGCTTTTAAACCCATCTGTTTGGATTGATGAGAAATGAACGAATACATCTTTATTATCCGAACCGGTGATAAATCCAAAGCCCTTATCCGCGTTAAACCATTTCACTGTACCACTTTGCATATACTTAATATTCCTCCTAGAAACTAAATCAAAGTAACCAGCCGAATTAACATCTAAGAAAATTATAGATAGCAAGTTTAATGATACTTAAAACTTCCGAATATGTTAACTGTGTTCAGTATATCACGGAGTTCGAAGATAGTTTAATTTAAACACTTCAAGTGCCCGGTTCTTTAAATAATTGAACTTGCTAACGCTAACCGATAATTGGTTGCAGGCTTCATTCCGGCTGAAACGTTTATCAATAATGTAATCATGTAAGATAAATTGATATTGCGGGTCATCAATTGAATTTAGCGCGTCTTCGACTTCTTTTAACTGGTAAGCCAAGTCAACGTGGTTTATCAGGCGGCTTTCAGCACCGTTTCGGCTGCTATGGCTTGATACTCCATCGAATGAGGGGCTGGAAACTTGATTAAAAGCCGTCAAGTCACGTTTTAGTTTGGCATATTGCTTTAATAAATTACAAATCTTCTTAACATCTTGGCGCATTGGAATCACACTTTCTGGTTCCAGATATATGTATTAAAAAACGGGGCTATTGCACCCCGTCTTGGCTAATATCAATACTACTAATACTTGGATACTTATATTATAACACTTAAAACAAATATTTTCACTTATAATCGTTTCACATGAAACATATTCACTTTAAAACTTATCCGGTTACTAAGCCGCGCAATTGTTGGATCATGCTGACAACTTGATACGGTGTCTTTGTCATATCGGTTACTCGATTTTGATACCAGAATTGTGTCAGCAATGACACCGCAAAATCGTACTGTTTGTAGATAGTCAAATCCTCACTTTTGCTAACGGCCGCCTTCACGTAGTCCTCGGCGGCGTCTAAATAGCTTTGAATCATTGGATCATCTTCGGTCACGTCAATTCGTAAACTTAGTTTAATATCATCAACGGTTACAGCCATATAATCACTCCTTTTTAGGGGGTGGCGAATCAACACCCCCTTAGTTTTAATTTATGTATAGGGGGTGTCTAAAATGGACACCCCTTTGTATAGCCGTCCCCAAAAGTGGGTACGATTATTTACCAGCAGTTGCGGTTCCTAACGCCACGTTAATTACAGCGGTCTTATCAATCACTTCATAATCGTTCCGCACAATTACGGAAAGTCCTTGGCTGAACTGGTCGAATTTGTCCCATTGGGCGGTTACTTGGTTACGCCGGAAAACAGCCACGGCTTGTGATAAGTCCCCCGCAATCATTGGGAACGTCCCGTCGGCGTTGTTGGCCAGTAACTTGTCACTAATCATGACTACTGGCGCCCCTAACAAGGTGAAGCCACTGGGTGCCGTTGGGTTCGGCTGTAATAGGTAACGCCCCTTGGAATCTTTCAAGGTATCAAGGTAGTTGAACCCGGACTGGTTCACTAACCACATTTTGTTCAAAGCGGGATCTAACGTCACATTGAAAATCTTTTTAAGATCATCAATATTGGTGGCCGTTTCTTTGGCGAAACTAGTTCCCGTTAACAGGCCCATAATTTGTGTATTGTCCGTGTTATCAACCAATTGTTGCAATTGCGTTTTAACTTCGCTGACAATATCTACTTCGGCGTCTTCTACTACTTCGTTAGATAAGGCAATCTTACCCGCCCGGGTCTTCACATCAAATGGCACTTCCGTAAACATGTTCGCGTCAACATCGGCAATGTCCGCTAGTTCGTCCTTAGTAGCCAGTACCGCAGATTGTTGACTAGTGGCAATTGGATAAGTCCCGGAACCACTAGAAACTTGCTTAACCGTCGCATATTGGGCGAGGTTGTAATTGGATTGCTTTAATTGGAAAACGGGGGTAATCAGTTCCTTAGGAATAACCGCACTAGCACCGTCAGTCTTTAAACCGTCCCGTGTTTCCCCGTGTGTCCGTACATATTGTTCAAATGCGGGAATACCGGTTTTGCTTCCGTTACCATTGTCATTGTTATTAGGATCAATAATTGTCTGTTTTGCCATGTTGTCAGGCTCCTTTTCTTGGTTAATAAATTTTTCATAGCTACGGGTATCGACTTGCACATTGGTATCGTCATAAGCGGGAACAGCAACCACTGAAACATCGAACAAGCTCTTAACTTGATTAATGGTTCGGGTGATATTGCCATCATCATCTTTAGCCCATTCGTCGGTGTCGTCGTCACTATCAAAGCCAAATGAGCAGGAATCAACGTTCCCACTTTGAACTTCTTCGTAAACATCATTAGCAAACGACGTATTCGGCAACTGCGCGGTAAAATGTAGCCCCTTGTCGTCCGTTTCTAGCGTTAATGTGCCCGCCTTAACACTGGCTAACACTTGGGTATAGTCGTGGTTATTAAGCATAAGAACGTTTGATAAATCGACACCATCAAGGGCCTTGGGGGTTACAATCTCGGTGAAACCGCCTAAATCTTTGCTTGGTGAATTCCATACAATCGCATAACCGCTAATTGTTTTGCCCTTGCTTGTTTGGGAATCTTTAGGTTGCGGGTCTGCTGAATTTTCAGCTGGCCCGTCTTCTGGTGTTTCTGACTGCGGCGTTTGTGCTCGCAATTCGGCGTCAATCGTTAACCGTCGGTCTTGTTTCATGAATTAGTCACTCCATTCTTTTGTAAGTTTAAGAAAATATTGCCATCGTCAGTTGGTGGCAAGCCAATCTTGGCCCGAGCTTCGTTACGGCTCATAACGCCGCCAGTGAAACCAGCCACCGCTTGGGCTTGTTGCGTTTGCGGATCAAGGCTCAATAGCTTGTCCGTATTAAACGTAAAGTCATGACCAAACTTGAACGACAGCTCGCTGGTAAAGCTATCAAAGTAATGTTGCAACGTCCCTTGTAGATACTGCACGCCACTTTGTTCTTGGTTAGAATGATCGTTTTCAACCCCTAAGCGCTCCGGTGGTAAGCCAAAAGCCTTAGCAATTTGTCTGGTCGTCCAGTCATTAGAATTGACCAGCTTTAATACATCGGTATTTAAGGATAAGTTGCTAATATCCATGGTATCGTCAGTCACAATCGTATTTACCGCATTGTCACCCGTATTGGCTTCATCAAACTGGTTGCGAATATTGCCCTTAGCTTCCGGCCCTAAATCAGATTGATGGACTTTAATAATCGTGGTGCCATGTACACCAGCAGTAAAAAAGCCGGTTAGCAATTTATTGCCGGCCGACTGAATCTGGCGTTCATCTTTCAAGGCATATAAAGGACTAATTCCCGATACGCCGTCTTTGGTGAAATATTTAAAATGTAAAATGTTGTTAGGCGCGATCTGACGACTGTTACCACCAATCGGGGTATAGGTGTAGCTTAACGCCCCACTGACATCGTCTTGTTCAACTGTCATTTGGTTATTTTGCACAAATTTAAGTGTGTGATTAGGCAAAATCTCCGCAAAACTATTGCCATTGAGTAACAGGTTGGCCGCCAACGCATATTTGAAATGGTACCCGTCCATCTGACTATTGGGGGTCTGATTAATCATCGTGTTAAAGATTGCCGTATCACACATAATTGGATTGCTGGCAATATCGCTCGCAATAATATTAATCGCCGCGTAAATGTCACTGTTGCGTAGTACCGCCGCACTCACAAATGTATACGGGTCGTTACTTGATAAACTAACCAAGGCGTCAGCCACTGGATCATGAGTGCCACTAGTGTTACTGCTTTTAACGAAAAAACTCATTTAATCACCTCTTTGCTTTTCATAATTAATTAGCAAGGCCAGCATAATCATGGCTATACCAGCCAATATTAGCCCCGCTTGCCAGCTGATCCAGCAGCCAAAACCAATCACTAAGCAGATTAAGCCAAGTACCAGTAGGATCGTTTGAAAATAATCAGAACAGATCTGCCGCAGTCGCTGTTTTGTAGTAATCTTCTGCATGTTGTTGATCCTCACTTTCTTGGTAATAGTCCATACCCGCTACAAACGCGTTAATCAACGCCGCAATCGGGTCAATCCGGTTACTATTGCGGGCTTTATCCAGTTGCCAACCATTGTTTAGCACTTTCAAAATGGCGTTATTGACCGCATAAGCTAGAATCTTGTTGCCGTTATGTTTAATCTTGTCATCGTAAAGCTGATCACGAAAATTACGAGTTGGAATATTCAAAGTCTTAGTTCCTTGTCGTACTTCAAATAGTGGGTAGCTTAATTTCTCGAATTTTGTAATTAACGTTTGCGCGTTATACGGGTCATAAGCGATTGCTTTCACTTTCCAGTTGTATTTCCCGACCAGTTTTTGTACAAAATCAAATAGATCGTCATAATCAATAATGCCGCTATCTAGTCGGGTAATACTACATTCACCCGCCCGCTCCATTGACCGATAATCAATGCCATCACGTTTAATCTTAGAATCAAGGCCGTATTTAGTACCCACAAACGAATGACTGTCACAATAAAACTGACCGTTGCCAATTGGTATCAACCAACTAACCGCGGTCAAGTCATTGCTTTTTGATAAATCAATGCCAATATAGGCGTCGCGATTATGTAAGTCGGGCACCTTTGCCAATTTACCAGCGGCCCAATCGTCCGCGGAAATATAGCTGTCCTCACTGGCTTGCAACCACATATTGAAGTTCTTAACCAGTACCGGAATAAGGTTATTTTGCTTAATTGCAAGGTCAACATCGGCCTGAATTTTCTCCGTCATGCGTTGCTTAACATGTGGTTCACTGAATAACGGGTTGGCCTTGATCCAATTGGCTTGATCGTAAACTTCTTCGCGGTCGTCCAGTTCCCAGATTGCCACAAAGTAACGGTCAGCTTCGGTTTTGCCCTTTAAAACGTCCGTCAGCATGTCATACTCGGCGTGCATTGGGACATTAAGGTTAAGGCCCGAGGTGGAAATCACCGCCAGCAGAGAATTATCCTCTTGCGCTTGACCAGACTTTAAGACGTTGTATATCTTACGGTTTTTGGCCTCATGAAATTCATCTAAAATAACGGTAGTCCCGGCATAACCATCAAGCGTACTGGTATCACTGGCAAGGGCTAGGGCTTGCGAATCAGTTTCTAGGTCGGTAATGGCTTGTTTCTGCACCTTAATCCGTTGCCGCATGTACTTCGATTGCTTGCGGACTTGCCGTAGCCCACTTGAAAGCATGTCGTAGCCTAATTTAGCTTGTTTAAGGGCGTTGCTGACGAATAATATCTCTCGGTTACGGGCGGGCTGACGTTCTCTTAAAAGGCCATTAGCGGCCATACCAGAAGCCAGATAGGTTTTACCATTTTTTCTAGCCATGCTAATAAACGCCCGATCATAACGCCTATTACCGGTTGCTTTTTCACGCCAGCCATACAGCTCACTGATAATCCATTTTTGAAATGGTTGCATGGTGAGTTGGCTACCGTCAGTCTTAGGCATTAATTCGATAAATTTGACCGCCTGTGCCGCTTCGTCTTCGTCGTAGTAGAACGGGAAGCTGTCGTCCTTAGAACGGCTTAAATCGCGTTTAAATCGCTCACACGCCCATTTAATCTTTTGACAAGCCAGCACTTGTCCCGATAAAACTTGGTCAACATATTCAATCATGACAACATCGCCTCGAAAGTATCTTCGGGTGTTTCATCTTTTTGCTTGTTTAATTCCATGCGCGCCCGGCTAGATAACGACATGCCTAAATCATTGGCTAAGGCTTTTAAATCCTTCATCGCTTGGGACTGCAAGGCCACGTAGGGGTTGGGCTTACGTACACCAGTATCTTGATTAGTTTGTACGAGCCCATTTTTACGAATATCATTCTCACAAGTCTGTACCGTTGCATAAGCGCGGCAATAACTGGCTAACATTGCCCGATCAAGTTCACTGATGGGCGTATTAGCTTTCAAATACGGGGAAACACGTTGCCATTCGTTCAAAGCACGGTCATGCAACCAATCAGGGGGCGTTAAATCAAGTGACGGGTAATCAAACAACGCTTTCTCTGCGTCTTTACGTTGGTCACGCTCATCATTGGTTAAATGTTTATTCATACTAGCCAAGGCTTTTACTTTTCGACCCATTCGGATCACTCCTTTCATTTAAATTTACGCACCAAAAAGCCCCCACGGGTTAGACCATAGCGGCTGATTGATACATATATCCAGAATTCGTTTATTATATCTATATTATCGCACATATCTCTAAAAAGTGCAAATAATAACATGTATATATTAACATGTTACCCCCCTGACTTTTTATTCGTTTAAATTTCGCATTATTAGTAAGAATATTTCACAATCCGGCAAAATCAGCAAAAAATAAAATTAAAAAAGGGACTTTTATAAACACAAAAGTATGCTGTCCGCTCCTTTTTGGTCGACCATAGCCCCCCATATCAACGTTTTTGGGCTGTCATGCCGTTTTGAATTAGTCTCGTGGCCGAAAATTAAGCCGCCAACTTGAATTGTTCACTCGGCCGAAAACTTGGCGCAGTCATTGCCACTTTTGGCAACGTAGACGCAAAATGCGGGTTGGTTAACAAGGTCGAAAATTTCGACTCAGTAGCTCGGCTGAAAGATCAGCGCAGTATTGCGCAGATCTATTGCCTAAGTTAAACTTAGCCAGTCTGATTCACTTAGCGGAAAACTCCGCTCACCTAAAAAGTGCCGCACCTTTCAGCACGACACTCATCGGTTATTTAGTTTGTTGTTTCCGTTGTTCTCTAACCAATCCCGTTTTTCGGTTATGGTGTCTATAACATAATCCTTGGAGGTTGCTTTCATCTAAGCGACGTGACCAATCGTCTTTGATTTCGATAACATGATCGACCACATCGGCTTTACGGATCACCCCGTCTTCGTAGCACTGCACGCATACCGGATTGCTTTCAAGGAACCGCCGTGACAACTTGCGCCATGCTGACGACTTGTAGAACTGTTGATACTTGCTTTCGTCAGAATCGTACATGCGTTTATGATACCGCCACTTGTTAGTCGCCTTGCGGTGCTTCTCGCAGTAGCGTGTGTCATAGGCAACCAACGTCCGACAACCCGGGTGCTCGCATTGCTTCATTGGCTTAGCCATGACCGTTGACCTTGGTTAGTGTGACCACGTCATAAGCATTCATATCGCTATCAGAACTGACACCAGCAACCTTATACGTAACCCCATCTAATATTGCTTCCAAAGTTGTCGTGATTCGATCGTCATGGCGCACTGCAATTAGCTGGTTAGTTGTCGCAGTCGTACCAGTAAGGCTAATCGTGTTACTGATGGTCAACGTATACTCACCATACCATACAGTGAACAGTGGCACGAATTGTTGCTTGGTTGTGCCGTTTATTAGATTTTCAACTGACTTGACGGTGCCAAACTGTACCCGCTTATTTAGGCGGCTTAGATTATAGTTCTTCATCGTCATCACCAGTCCTATAAACCAATACTTCACAATAGATCATTTTCGAATCGCTCACTTTGATAAAATCACGGCTAGTGTCTATCAACTCATCGTCAATATCTTGTGCTTTGTCAACTTCCCGAACTCTTGAAAAAAGTTCATCAACATTATCAGCATGTACCATCTTAATTTTCATTAGTTAGTCTCCTTTTCTAAATCAAACACCACCGGTTGCCAATGCAATCTTTTATATGGACGTTTACTTTCAACCAGTGGCATATTTAAGTACCCACCGTCAACCATGTACGTCAGAATCGACGTAGCGTGCATTTTAACTTCTGGCCGTTTTACTACTGATACAATTGCTTCTGTGGCTTCTCGCTTCCAAAGGGCCCAGAATACTACACCTTGGCGGTCAGCAGATCGGACATCTTTATCGCCATGATAGTCATAGCCTATACTTTCAAAAAGATGTTCGATTTCTAAAAAACTAGTTTCATTATGGCTTGCAATATACTCATAAATTGCTTGTTCAATTTTTTCAGTAGTCATACTATGATTTCCTTTCACAATTAACGAACGCGCTGTGATTTTGTCTCTACTATGTCTACCCCTGATTATCAAAATGCCGCTATGTTAACGTTCTTTGGGGTAGACATCAAATAGAGTACCTCTACCCCATGCGTCAAATCCTTGCTATATCAACATTTATCAGGGGTAGACATTGATTTTTGTATCTCTACCCCATTGAAACATTGATATAGCAACGCTTTTAGCCATGGGGTAGACGTTCTGCATTCTATCTCTACCCCATTAAGATACTGCTGTATCAATGTTTTGGTTTGCTGGGGTAGATAGGGTAGACATAGAATTGCCCCCCGTCCGGTGTTTAAAAGTAACATACATATTACCCTTTGATTTTGTTTCCTCATATTCGATCCCAACCTGTTTTAAGATTGGCTGATCACGTCGTAAACGTTCCGCCACTTTGTTAGTTTTAGGAATGGCACCATGATTTTCGTATGGATCATATGAATCTAATTTTTTCAACTCGGAAACCAATTCTGACTTTTTACCACGCCATTGTTTCTTACCATCCAAAAGTTCTAATATGCCACTTACAAACGGATTAGTGTCAGCCGAATTGATTGCCGCTTGATGACGGTTCTTAACGTAAATATCCCCAAAGTATCTTGGTGTTGCGCCTAACTCTCTGTGTGCATTCTCAACAAATCGGCACCAATCAACCATGCGGCCACCTGTAAAATTTGATTGACCCGCATATTTCAAACTATCAACGACTGCATTCAATAAGGCACCTAAAATCAAGCTATGGTTTTCCGTAAACCACCGATAGATTTCTTCTTCCGTTCGCCGTTTTTTTGGTGCTTCTATTTCTAGAATAATTGACCGGTCTAATAAATCTTGCCGCTTAGCTAAATCGTCAATGCCATTGATAATGATTGAACGACCTAACTTAACCAATACCTCGTCACTATCAGTGTATAAAGCACGTTTACTGTAACTTTGATTAGTCGCCATCGTACATAACATATCACTGATTTCTGCAGTGATTGTTCCCGCTGAAAAATTATCATAAACTAAGGTATGTTGGTGGATCGCGTCAATTGCTAAACTATCAACTGTCAATTTTGGACGTGAGATGGAGTGTTTTTGCTTTGCAGGATCAACAACCCCACGAATTAAACGACTAGCCGTAGTCTTACCAGCACCAGCAATACCTTGAATAACTAATATTGGTCGTGAACTATTGACTAAGAAACTACCCATTAGCCAACCAGTGATCAAGTCCAAACTGTTATCACTCTTAAAATTGAGATATGATCCAAGTTCTAACAAATTTTGATTGCCACCGTGATGATTAGGAATCGGTAACGCCGCCATATCATTAGTACGGTAAAACCAAACTGGGCTATCTTTAGTAATTTGCCAGCCATCTTTAGTAACCTCAACCACTTGCCATTGGTCATTGCATAGATCTAAATAATATTTACCTTGATTGATACCAACCCGCATAACAACATTCTGTTGTTGACCATGAACCCGCGAATACGTTGCCAAGTATTCATTAACTGAATCATAGGTTAACTTTGGTAACACATTCTGGGTCTTTTCATCATATAACTGGAATAAATAGTCATGAAATTGTAACGAATCAAGCGCATATACTTCATGATGATCCTTAATTGAAACCCGGGCAAACGCCCTAAACTCTTCGTTGTAGCCAAACTCAATTGGTTGCTCGAAAACTAAATTTTTCAGCTCCGTTGCGGTGCTCTTTTTGGTGTCATTTTCGTTATTTAAAGCCTTCTCGGCCTGTTTCGCCAGTTGCTTATCTTCTTCCGGTAGCTCTTTAGGCTTTCCCACTAATGACGCCCCCTCTGACTTTCACGTTTTAGAATTGAATGAAAGATAGTATTTACTTCCCGATCAGGTAGTGCCGGATCAACGAACGAATCATTGATCACTGACAGCATGTTATAGACTGTCTTGGGAGCAGCGCCGACGCCAAACATACGACCGGCAATTTTAGTTAACCAAGCATTGCGATTGCCTTTGGCTGTCCCAGTTACCATCTCATCTAATAAGCGACCGGTATACTTCTTTTGGCGTGTAGCATAGGCGCGTTCTGACGGCCAGTTCACTTTTTGGCCCACCAACTTATCGACTAACCATTGAGGAGCCGGCTTAATATCAGCCAAGGTTCGACCGTCTAAGGGTGCATACGGTTTGCCGTTAATCTCGCTTGGTGCGATCACCGTGAAGTCGCTTAACAAGTCAATCCCGGGCCAAACGTCAATTTTGCGAACCTTAGCACCCGCGTATTTCAAAAAGTAATGCACGCCTTCGTTAGCCGTCCGTTCAATGTAGGTATCATTCGGCAATATCAGCCCTTGCTTAAATAGTTGTGCTAAGCTAGTCCGGCCGTTTTTAGTTGGATCGTGCATATCAATGTCAACAACTAATAAATCCGATAAATCTAGGCGCAAGCCTAAGTTGTAAGTCGGGTGCTTTTTGAACCATGCGAAGATGGTGTTCTGGTCACTAGTTGCGGCTTGGTAGCCGGCCACCCCTTTAGGTGGCTTCTTCGTATTCTCAATCAGTGGGTAAACAGCATAACCTTGTTGGGCCAGCTCAATGGCTTTATCAAGTGTTGCGAACTCGTTCATTTTTCAGCACCGCCAAACATATTAAGCTCATCAATATCTGCATAGTGATCTTCTGCATATCGCTTTATGACAGTGATTAGTCCACTCAATTTTTCGGAATAATCAATATTGTTATTAACGAAGTGTACATCGACAAAATAATCTAAAACATCTATTGAAGTTACGAGTGATCCAGCCTCAAACGCTAATTCATCTAAGTCTTTAGTTTTCTTCATTACAAATTCCCTTCATATAACCGTGTTAACGTGTTAAAATAAAGGAAAGCATACTTTTGATTATTTCTCTTAGACCTACTACTCGCCAAAGTAAAGTAGGTCTTTTTTGTATGCTTTCCCATGCGACTGACCTCACATTCCAAAATACCGACGCGGGTTCTTGATTAACTTAACCACCACGTTGCCAACAAACGACACAATCATAAACTTGATTGCCCATAAAACTACTGTTGCTATCATGAAATCACCTCCTCAAATTTATTCTGCCCCCGCACGGTGCAATTAAATTGTTTTTGAGGCTAAATACTTATCTAGCTCTTTGCGTTCAATGCGTTTTAATCTACCAATGCTAGTTACCTTTAAACCGTCATTAATCATCTTATAGACTGTATTCACACTACCAATGTGAAGCTCTTCCATCACTTGCTGGTACGTAAGCCAGCTTTTGTCTTTGCTATTCATATAAATTCACCTCTTCTCGATTACATTTAAACAGTAACATAAATTACTGTATGGTTCAAGAAAAAAATAACTGCTAACGGTTATTTTTTTTATCCTTTGCAGTTAAGTCCGAGTTGTTGTATATTCTAAATATAAGGAAGTGATTGTTTTGATTAAAATAGATTTGAAAAATCTGGCAAAATCGAAAGGTTTTACTCTGACAGACATTTCAAAGGCTACTGGTATTTCAATGAACACACTATCAGTATTAGGCAGAAACGTGTCAACAGGTATCCAATTCGATACCCTTGATAAAATATGTCGCTTTTTAACCTGTACACCGAATGATATAATTAAGGTTTTACCTGATGATTATATAGTTCAAGTGCCCGCCCAAAAAAGCAAAGACGACGCAATATACGCCATAGGGGTAAAAGAAACAGTCATACACAAATCAATTGTCGAAAATTCTATGTATGATGCTGATGCCGAAGAAAACATTTTTTATGTAAAATTAATTTCATGCACTGATAATGAAGCAATCTTTTTTGTTGGTTTGCCAGTTGGCAGTGGTTTTTTTAATACACCAACCGAGTCGGAAGAGAAAACCACAAAATGGCTAGTGTCACTCAACGAAAGAAATCGAGCTTCCATTAGTAAACAAGCTACTGGGATATATTTAGAAAATTATTGGAATAAAAAAATTGCTCTTCCCCAAAAAGTCTCTATTGTATTTAACGTCCCCAATCAAGGAAGCGTATATAGCTTTACATTGCACGAAAAAGATGATCATGTTTTATTGGAAGATCATTAATAACTATGTTTGAGTATTAATATGATTTTTCTTACATAACACTGCCCCCGCACGGTACGTTATGGAGGAAATTATAAATGGCAACAATCAAGAAGTATCAGGACAAGGACGGGAATACCCGTTATCAGTTTCAAGTTTATTTAGGTGTTGATCCTCAAACTGGTAAAAAGAAATCAACCCGGCGTCGGGGTTTTAAATCAAAAAGCGCTGCTCGTATTGCTTTATCCAGAATTGAAGTAGAGTTACAGCAAGAACCGGTTTTACCAGTTGATAACAATATTCTCTTCGTTGACGTCTATCATGAATGGTACGACCAGTATATTAATACCGTTCGTGAAAGCACTTGGGCAAGGACTGCTGGTATGTTCGATAATCACATCTTGCCGTTGTTTGGTAACAAACGGTTACGAACCATCACCGTCAACCAGTGCCAGCGTGCTGTTAATCTGTGGTTTAAAGAAGTCACGTACAATTACAAGCGTTGGTACAATTATCTGGTATCAGTCTTTGAATACGGCTTAAAACACGGCTATATCACACATAATCCAGCTAGAATGATTACAATGCCGGTCAAGCCTGATAGTTGGGGTGATAAGCCCGATAACTTCTGGGATCGCAATCAACTAAAGACGTTCTTCAAGTGCATTGACCAGCAAAAAGAGCCCGAAAAGTATTGTCTCTTCCGGGTACTAGCGTTTGCAGGCGTACGACGCGGCGAGTGTTTAGCCCTGACATGGCAAGATATTGACTTTGTCCATAAGACCTTGCGGGTTAATAAAACACTTACCCAAGGGAAACGCGGCAAGCAGATTATTCAAGCCCCTAAGACAAAAAAGGGCCGCCGCACTGTCAGCTTAGACAATACGACGGTAGAAATATTACAACGCTGGCATAAACAGCAACGTGAGTATTATTTGTTTTTAGGTTTTAATACGTTACAGCCGGATCAATTAGTTTTTGCTAACACTAAGAACGGTTTTAAATCGCTTAATACTCCGGGTAAGTGGTTAAAGCGGATCATCACTGATTACCACCTAACCCCTAGTATTACCGTACATGGATTTCGACACAGTCACGCCTCCGCTTTGTTTGCCGCTGGTGCCACCATTAAAGAAGTACAAACCCGATTGGGCCATGAGGACGTTGCAACAACCTTAAATGTTTACACACACGTCACTAAGGGCCAAAATCAACAGGCGGCCAACAAGTTAGCCAATTATTTAGGCTTTTAAACTTGGTATATTCAGACAATTTTTACTAAGTGTACCACGTTGTACTGGGTAATGAACCACGTTAGGACGCTTTGAAACGTTGTTATATCAACGATTGTCTGCGTGTACCACGTTAAAAAAAACATTTTCAGTTCTAGCAGGAAACTGGGTTATTTTAACACTTCATAGTAAAAGTAAGCCAATTGGTAAGCCAAAGGCAAAAAGTCTCACGTGAAACACCGCATAAGCACTGGTTTAATAGCGTTTATGTTTCAGTTGGGTTCAAACCCCTGACTGCCCATCATATAACCACACTAATCAGTTTTCACGCCGTGATAATCCACCGTGAAAGCTGATTTTTTTATTCCTACAAAAAAGCCTCAGGAAGCACAACGCAAAGTGCGTGTGACGTCCCTGAGGCTTTTTCTAACGATCTAATGTTTACCATCAGCGTAGCTAAGTAACTCAATTGCTAGGGTTATTCTTGATCAATATGGAAATAACCTTCAGGAGCTGCACTCGGCTGTGCTTGATGCCAATGTTGGCTACTACTTCCATATTTAGTTGGTTGTGGATCCGGTCCCATTGCAACAAAGCGCCGGCCCAATGCGTCCATAAAAATAACGACCCGCTGATATTCACGCGCAGGTGCAACTAACGTACAATTCTCATGCTTAATGCCGTAAACATCTACAAAATCCATTCCGACCACTTAGCTTTCTTGTTTAGCTGACAACCCGTCACTTCAAATAAAAACCGAACCAGTTAATGATAATGGTTCGGCCCAACAGTTACTATTGTGGTTGAACGTTCGTTGCTTGGGGGCCACGATCGCCCTGTTCTTCATCATAAGTTACTTTTTGACCTTCATCTAAGGTTTTAAAGCCATCAGTTTGAATCGCTGAAAAATGAACAAAGACATCGGTACCGTCTTCACCCGTAATAAAACCAAACCCTTTATCCGCATTGAACCATTTTACTGTACCATTCTTCATTATTAGATAAGTCCTCTCAGAACTGACTGCAGTAACAACATCGTTAACCTTGGGAGCGCCAATCAATCATAACGTTCCACGCGTTAAGTGGCTTAAGTATATCACATCCCTAGTTTTTAATCGCTGAAAACGGTGTGCATAACGTATGACTTTCCCTCATGATTCCGGCATACTGAGGTGTAAAGGGGTGACTAAGT